TGTGGTTTATCGAATTATTGCAAGTTTCTTGCGCTTTTAATTGGCATTATGCAGTTTTACCCCACCAATTCTATGCAAAGTTACTCGAAATTACTTACATCACGATTATTTTTGTGTAATTGTTTTGCATTATTCACACCTTTTTTGTACTTTTACGACCACTAATTCTCTGTTTGCACCCTGACTGTTTCAGTCAGTCTTTCACATTATTAAATAAAAAACTAAACCTGTCTAAACTTCCAATCTCTGAGTTTTGACATCAAACACTGCTTATTATGAGAACGAAACACGATGTAAAATGGTTAGCTCATTACAATGAACTCCGTATTTATCTTGAGGAGCACCACCAGCTCCCCGACAAGAAACGTACAGAAAACCGCGCATTGCTCAACTGGTGGAAGTATAACAAAAAGCTGTTCAAGGCAGGACAGCTCACCGAAGAACGCCTAAAACTGCTGCATCAACTGAACGAACTGCGCCACAAGAAGATTCTCGAAATATAATTTTCAAGGCTTTCAGCCATCGCTTTTTAGCTTTTCAGCATTGTTTTTTAGCCTTTTCGCATCATTTTTGAAAAATAATCACAAAAACATTTGGAGGTTTCAATAAAAAGTCATACCTTTGCACTCGCAATTCAGAAATACTTCTATTGTTAATCTGATTGCGATGGTTAATATCGCGGAGTGGAGCAGTTGGTAGCTCGCCAGGCTCATAACCTGGAGGTCGCATGTTCGAGTCCTGCCTCCGCAACTACAAATGGTCGAAATTCCTTTATACAAAGGGATTTCGACCATAATTCGTTTATGGGCGTTGCGGAGACTCGGACGGTAGCTCGGACGCTGATTGTTTAATAGCATTGGTTGCCATCTGGCGAACAATGTAAAAAAATGTACACTTCTGCGAAAAAACTTTTATCTGTAAGAGATATAGTAGGATATACTCTTCCGCGGTTACATACTGGCAAACACTGGTATGTAGACTTTTATGCTTACGACCCCACTATTGACGGGCTCCGCCGCAAGAAATATATGCTCGATGGCTACAAGCTAAAGGAGCGTAAGCACATCGCCACCGTGCTCATCACCAACCTCACACAGCAGCTCACAGCCGGCTGGAACCCATTTGTCAATAATGATAAGGCACGTAGCTACACAGCATGGGAAGCCGTGGTGAAGCGCTACACTGATTATCTGAAGGTAGCTGAGAAGAAGAGTATGATAAAGGCGAAGACGGCTACTGATTATCGCAGCCGTTTGGCGGTATTGCTCTCCTACATCGACGAGGCAAAGACCTGCATAAAGTATGTACACCAGTTTGACCGACTCCTTGTCATTGATTTTCTTGACTACATTGTGTTCGACAAGGAGCGGTCTGCCACGACTCGCAACAACTATCGCACATGGCTGTCAACCTTCGCCACGTGGCTTGTGGATAGGCAGTACATCACTGAGAACTTCGTTGAGAGTATCAAGATGATGAAGGAGACCGAGAAGTTCCGCGACAGCATCAAGCCCGAGGATCTGCGCAGATTGAAGGAATACACAAAGGATAAGCGTCCGGCGTTCTACCTCGCTTGTCTGATGGAGTATTACACCTTTATCAGACCGGAAGAACTGCGTCACATCAAGATAGGCGACATATCAATAAAGGAGCAGTGCATAACGATACCTGCAGAGGTGGCGAAGAACGGCAAGGAGCAGGCGGTAGCACTCAACGACACATTACTGAAGGTGATGATCGAGCAGGGCGTGTTCAGTCACCCGTCACAAGACTACCTCTTTGGCAAGCACATACGTCCGGGCAGTGAGCAGATAGCGGTGAACCGCTTTAGGCAAGAATGGGTACGTGTCCGGAAAGTTCTCTGCTTCCCCGACACGTACCAGTTCTATAGCCTGAAGGACTCCGGAATTCGCGACCTCGCCAACGCCGAAGGCATTGTCGTAGCTCGCGACCAAGCGCGACACTCGGACATATCTGTTACCAATAGGTATCTAAAGAGTCCGAAGGTGGCGCACGAGAGTACAAAGCACTTTGTTGGCGACTTATAGTATCTCGTAGAAGTAGCCGGTCTTTATTTGGCTGACGCAACCATCAACGATCTCCACTTCTATTTTCTGACAGACGAAACGTCGATTGTGAAAGATGTATATTTTCGAAGGATCGGGAATATCGTCTGTCAGAAACTTGATGCAGCGCAGGTTGTGCGTGTCTATATCTGGGTGAGAGGCTTCTTTTCTCAAGTCGTCTGGCGACGAATACTGCAAATGGTGAAGCTGATGCAGATCCATCGATGCCGTCTCCTTCGCCCCAGTCCAGTCTGGATATGCACGATGATCGACAAATGAAACGGGGAATTGGCAATACAAATTCATATCGACGGGCATAAGACCACCCGGCACCTTGATGTCCTCGTAATACGAGCCTTTGCCTTCCATCATAAAGAATTTCTCTGAACTCGTAAAAAAGACACTCATAGTTTTATCTGACTCTACGCTGTTCTCTTCTTGCGTATCTTCGGTCGCATCGCCTTCAATGGCTTCTTGTACTGAAGAATAAGGATCTCCACCTTCATCTTCATACGAGCCAGACGGCCCTGTATAGTCATCGGTTGCCGACGGACATACCACATAATGATTACCATCTACGACATCTGTTTTGTGCGACCGTTTTCTACGGCTAATGCTTGCCGGTGCTATTTTAATCTCAATGGAGTCTGTAGAATCTGCATCGCGTACTATCGGGCTGAAAAAGCCGCATGGTACGAGCGACTCTGTTAGTTTGTCAGAATTCCATTTGTTGGGCCATTTTGCATAAACGAAGTAACCATCGGTTTGTGCGGCAAAAATCGTTTGTCGTTGTTCTTTTAATGGCATGAGCTTTAACGCCGCCCCCATTTCGTCACGATTTTTATAGTACTTCGTTGCGTATATATGCTGCACGTTAAGTGATATGCTATCGCGCCAAGAGCGACTTGTGGTATCATCAAACTTGTATTCAATATTCGAGGCATCAAGCAGATTTGCGCCATCATCGTCGAACTCGCAAGTGTACTCATCGAGGCATTCGTAAGCAACAGCTGCGGAGGAATAAAGTTCGTCTACAGGTACGACATTGACAGACTTTTTAATATCATCGAACAAGAACCTGACATTCAGCAATTTGCTAAGCTCCTCCAAGAAGGTATAAACCGACCAATGCGGTAAGGCCTCTTTGATCTTAAATGTCGGGTGCGCATTGACGACAAACATCCTGCTAAAATGCGACCTATCGAAATTGAATGTATGGTAGCTATAGCCTTCATGCTCCAAGACCATCTCCAGTACATATTGCAGGCGTGGCTGTATAGCAAGACGCACCATTGTGGTATATGTTGTAGGATTTCCATTATTAAAATATTTTCCATTCAAGACATGTCTACGATAGGCTATGTCGTTGACAAAACGGTTGTTGGTTTCGTCCCAAACAGGATTAAAAACGCCAGCGTAGCAGGAAACTGTGGGGTTATCCTTGAGGTTGATATATACACTACCAGGTCGATCCTTTAGGTGTATGGTTTTCTCAAATCGGCTGTCAAGACCAGAAAGAGCATAATCGCCCTCAGAATAATCGATCTCGTCTATAAAATGCTTCTCGAAGGCAGAATTATACTTGATACGCGATTTGCCGCCAACAATTTGAAGTTTGACGGTTGTATCGCTAATAGAAGTGACTGTACCCTTACCCGATATGACGAGCCGATTATCCGCGTATATCTTGCAATCATCGAACGACGACATGCGCTTCTTTACATCGAAGCGGTTTACGTGTTTGAAAAGAGTTGCATTTTGATGTGTTGACATCGGGAATGAGATATCATAGGAATACTCGCCCGAATCCTGGACATACGGGTTGTTATACGTTAACTTTATTTTGTCGGAGGTGGACGGGTAGCCCACCTCTCCGTTGATAGTGCAGTGTATCATATTATGTTTTTTATGTATGCGATTTTAATTTATTGTAACGGTCGAGGTTTCTGGCGATGCCGAGCTCTCCGTCGATGTAACACTCCGCATGTATGCCCTGCGCGAGCACCAGCGATAGTTGGTCGATAACATCGCGAGCTTCGCCGAGGGTAGCATTCAGTTCTGAGTTGTCGGTGTTGACTGTCACCGATGGCGCAGACACCACCGTAGCACCACCCTGACCGAGCGAGCGCGATATGTCAGCTGCAGTAAGCGAACCAACCGTATTGTTGCGCTGCGCCTCGTCGATGAGCTGCAGAGCTGGCAGAACCTGCGGGTTGTTCACCGCATTGTGGTTAGCTACGAACTCGCCCTCGTGCACGATGCCCGCCTTGCGTCGATAGCTCGAGCCGCCCGTAAAGCCACCCTCGTAGTAGCCAGCCTCCTGAGCTTGCTGTTGTTTCTTGATAGTGGCAATCTGCAGCATACCGGCAGCAACTGCAGTAGCGGCAGCTATAGGAGCGAGGATATGACCGACAATGGGTATTGCAGCTGCAGAGCTATAAGCATTGATAGCCGACTGAGCAGTCTGCGCTGTTGCTTGAGCTATCTGTATCACCATAGCGCGCTTGTTGGCCTTCTTTTTGGCTGCAGCAAGCTCTTTGTCGCGCTTCTCCTCGAGCCTTTTCTTTTTCTCAGAGTTATTGCCAGCTGCTTCTATCTGTTTTTCGTAGTTGGCATTAATGCGTGCCGTTTCGAGATCCGAGCACGCTTGCGAGTATGATGACGCAGCCGACAACATGGTATTAACCGTACTAAAAGCCTGCTGCATGATAGCCTTGCGTGCCTCTTCTTTGTTTCGCGCTATCTCCGTCATGCGCTCCTGGTACTGCTCGTAGGTAATGAGCTGTTGTTCGTACATGGCTTGCACAGCTGCCATTTGGCCACTCGCACTGTTTGCGTTGTCATATTGCGCCTCGAGTACCTTCATTTGTGCGTTCTTCTTATCCTCTTCATTTTGGCGTACGGACTCCAGTTCGTTGTCGAGTAACCACTTCTGTTCGTCGTATTCATCGCCTCCGTGCTCCTGAATGATGGCGAGACGGTCTCGATGATATTGTATCTCTGCCTCTTTTAGCTTCTCGTTATATTCCTTTTCGGTCAACAACCCTTGTGTGCGTTGCTGGAGAAGAGACATTTGTTCTGTGTTGTATGCACGCGTCTTTGCGTCAAGGCTCTCGGTCATCTGTCGCTCCTGAACATCAACAAGTCGTTCGCTCTCGGCGATAGATGCATCTACCATCGACTGCTGTGTTTGTGTAGTGTCCTGGTCGTACTTTGTTTGTAGGTCTACAAGCTTAACATAATACTGTTGTTTCTTCTCATACATTCGCTTAGCATACTCGTCTTCGTCTATCTCTTTACGTTCGAGCTGCTGCTTGAGAGTCAGTTCATCGGTGTCAAGCGTATGCTTGAGTGCGGAGCTCTCTTTGTCGTACTTCTCTTTCTTTGGGTCTGTCTTAGTGGTATTGCTGTTGCCACCGCCATTACCACCATTACCACCGCCATTGCCGCCATTGCCACCATTGCCACTGCCGTTGCCACCGCCATTTATGGTTAGATCGGCGAACGCTTTGCGTAAGCCCTCGTCGGAATTTATGAGCTTGACAAGTTCGCGTCCTCGGGCATCCAAAACACGTAACTCGCTTTGTGCCGCCTTGAGGGCCTTTTCATGTGCGGCACGCTCGATAAGTTTGTTTGCAAGTTGTCTATTACCTTCAGTCACTTGTCCACTACCAAAACCGAATGATGAGAATTCTTTTCGTGACCGATATGCTTCGGGGTGAGCTTCTATCTCTGCATTAACATGCTTAATATTATTCACCTTGCGTCTCACCGTCTGTTTTAGCTCAAGCCTTTTCTTTGCTATTTCTTTCTTCTGCTCGTAGATGGCTTCTGCCATAGCAGCCTGGTCAAGCTTTTTGATGTAGTCATTGATGGCATTTGTATTCTCATTAAAAAGTTTGCCTTCTTTGGAGATTGAAGCATGGTAGTCCGGTATTATCTTCTGCAGCTCGGCAATAGCACTCCGTCGCTCTCCGATAGAGAATGCGTTTGAACGGATGATCTTCGTCAGCTGCTGCACGCGAGTCTTCTCGTCGATGTAGCTCTCTGCTACTCGCTTGTTAATGGCTTCCTGCTGCTTTTTTATTGCGTTGGCTTCTTTAACGCTTTGTAGGTTGTCATGCACAGCCTTTTTGTGTGCTTGCCAAGCCTTAACCGCTGAATACACAGCAACACCAACAACGGTAAGAACCATTGCAAGGGCAGCCCATGGGTTGGTGATACTCGCAAGTTTTGCCTTCTCCATAGCCAGTCTGTAGGCATCGGCACCGTACCTTAGTCTTGTATAGGTAAGTTGTAAGGCGGTAAGGGCTGCGTTGAGAAGTTTTGTAGTAGCCACAGTAGCGACCTTTATGGCATTACCGATCTTCTGTGCCGCCGACCATGCTTTCTCTTTTATCATTGTGACAGTGAGGACGTTGTTATAAAACAGCATGGTTGTTGCGAGTGCAGCCAAAACAACGATGTGTTTTGATACGTATTCTATAAGAACGTACAAGGTTTTTATGCCTATTGAAGTCAGAGATACGCTATATTTAGCAATGGGCATCAGTTTTTCGCCGAGTTCGATGCACATGTCATCAAATTGTTTTTTCGCTTTATCGAGACCTGCCTGCACAGTATTGTTCTGCACATTGAACTCATTGAGAACGCTTGTACCATCTTTGTATGACTTCGTAGCTGTAGCCTGCGCCTCTCGCACTTGATCAAGATTAGAAGCCACTGATGATAGAACGCCCACAGCACGTGTACCCTCAAGTCCCATCTGCGAGAACATTGGTGCCAATTGGTCAAAGCCACCGCGATTAGACATTGCCTGCAGGAACTCTAATAATGCGCCATTCGCATCTGTCTTCAGCATGGTCGTGAATGTGCTCACCTCTACGCCAGCCAACTTTGCAAACTTCATCGGCTCCTGGAACATCTTAGTGATAAGTTGTGAGAAGACGGTAGAAGATGTCGCTTCGTCTTGCATATTTTGGTCGAGTGCCGAAGCAAGACCCATGATTTGCGCTTGTGTCATGCCTGCCTGACGGGCAACACCAGACAAGTCGGCAGTGAAGTCAACGATGTAACCGGCATTAGCTGAAGACGACTGCGCAAGATCGTTGACAGCAGAACCCGTGGCAAGCATAGCACCACGCAAGCCCTTCGTCTTGTCCTCGCCAAACATCTGCGCCAACTTGCCAATTTTTTCAACAGCGTCATCGCCGAGGTCGTCGCCAAGTGCTACATTGATTTTGTCACCACCATCGACAAACTCCTCTACCATTTCTCTATTGGTGATGCTAAGCCTACCTGCATCTTGAGCAAGTCTGTTCAGTTCACCGCGCGCTGTACGGGTGTTCATCTTCTTAAAACTCTCGTTCATCTCTTCAACCTCCCCGATGGCCTGCCCCGTATACTTAGTGACGTTGAACATCTCCTGGTTCATCGCGGCGTATTTATTGGTGCAGTCGCGTACAGTCGCAGATAAGCCAGTGACAGCTGCAAGGCCTTGAGTTATGGCCCCCCAATTGGTGTTAAAGATATTGACGAATTTCGACCACTTGCTTTTTGTTAAATCTTGCTCAGCACCGACGGCTGCTATTTCTCTTTAGCGATTTCGCCTTTTCTGTCAGCTCGCGATACTCTTCGGTACCTCGATGCGTATTGGCGAGTTGTTCATTTACTAGTTTAAGCGATGTCTCCAATTCAAGCGCAGTCGAACCGCTGATGTTTTTTAGAGTACGGTCTATCAGAGCGTTCTCCTGCTCAAAATTCTCAGCTCGCCGTGTGGCTTCAGCTATAGCCGTATTGTATTGGCTGAGAGTAGCCGATATAGGCTGCTTCAGTTCATTAATGCGTGCCTTGCATCTCTCAAGGTGTTCTTCAAGTCGCTTGTAGTCCTCAGGATTTGTTGCCGACTTCATCTGCTGTTTGAGCACACGTGATACCTTTTCGATCTCGCCGATAGAAGCCGTCGAAAGATTTTGAAGCGTATTTATTGTATCGCTAACCCTCGATCTGTATGCATTTATATTATCTTCTGCTTTTCGTATCTCTTTGTTTATCTGTTTGATATCATTTACGGACGTGCCAGAATCTTTGAGGGCCTCGGCTTTCTTCTGTTTTAGATCATCGAGGGTCTTTTTTAGTGCTGCCATCTCGTCTTTAGCTTGTTGTGCATTGAGCGTGACGATGGTCTCGAAAGTTTGAGTTGTTGCCATAAAAAAATGCTACTTTTGGTTTGTGAACCAAAAGTAGCACTTATATAAGACCTGAAAAAATACATTATTGTTGTTTGCTTTTATGAAGATCTTTTAAAAATTGATTAAACTCTTTTCTTTTAAGTTTATATTCCCTCCATTTTGCATCAATTTCAGCCGATTCTTGCTCTATTCTGCGCCTTTTTTCTCTAATTCTTTTTATTTTTTCATCGTGACTCAACGATGAAGAATAGCCATTATTTCTTTCTGCTAAGACTACAAAAAGGACTGATACTATCCAGCTGAAAATAAGTATTGCTAACATATTGCAGACGATTTAATTGGTTATACCGCAAATATACGCAAAATATTTGAGACTGCAAAGTGTAGAGCCAAAATATTTTGGTATGCGCGGTGGAGCATCATCGTCGGCGATGTATCAGCCACAACAACAGCGACAGAACGACAAGCACCACCGCGCCGATAGTAAACTGCCCGACGTGCATCTGCGTGCGCTCCCACGTCGATAGCTTACGCTCCACTGGTATGGGAAGACGTGTTGTGTCGGTCTGGAGCATTGCTTTATATATAGTGTCGGTCTTCACACTTATGCGGTCACGCCATCGCCACACGCTCTTTAGCCTATACACTGTGTCGCCACGAGTGTAGTGTTCCACATACACCGAGTCGTGTACGCGAAACGTATCGGCTTTGTAGTTGGTCTTATACAGCGTGTCCGTCTTGTTAATCACTCGCTCTAACACAATAGGTTTCGGAGTTGTGCAGCTTGTCATAACAAGCAAGAGCACGTGCAGCATAGAGCCGATGACAATAGCGAAGCCGTAGCGACATATATCATCCCATTCAATACTCGGTAGCTTGTAACGCTTCCATTGATACACCTCACGCAGCACCATTACTGGCAGTGCAAGAACGCCTACGAATATAGACGCGATAAACCATCCGATAGCACCTTGTCGGTTTTGCTTGTTCTCGTCGTAGCCTTCATCGACTACATCGAGCTTGTCAGCCTTGTAAAAGACAAAGAGCATTGTCGCTCCTAAGACGATGCAGTTCAGTAACATTAATATTCCTCGTATATCCATATTCGTTAATTTTTATTGTTATCCATTGCTTCCTCAACCGCCTCGCCGATGTCTGCGTTCTTCCGCTTGATGAGTGCGATGATAAGGCGTTTCACGGAGAATGTGTTTTTTATGCCATGCAGGGCGCAAACGTGCCCGACGATACTATCTACCTCCCAGATGCACCCGAAGCTCAAGCCGATAGCCGCCGTTGTGACGTGGTTAGCCCAGCCCAGCGGTTCGAAGATAGCCAAGCCGAGCACAGAGCCGAGTATGAGGTATGTAACGTAGTCCACCGCCTTATTGCACGTTCTGCGCCCAGCTCTCGAAAAGCGGAAGTGTTCGTTCCTTTTAATGCTCTCCGACACACCGAACCAAAAATCGGCGACGATAAGAACGACGATAAGAACGAGCATCCAACGTAAATCGAACAGAGCGGTAAGCGCTTCCGTGCTCATGGTACCGACCACGAAAGCCTTACCTGTACTTGTAGTGATATTTCCTGCCATTTTATATTGTGTTTTCCGTGTTATTCGATTGTTATCCAAATCTGTTCTCCTCTTTCGTCAGCAGCCTTCAACTTCGCGTACACCTTGCGGAAAGTCGCCGTTGAGTTCAGCACCTGACCGACGTCTTTGTTCAAACCGACAAGGATGCAGCCCTCCGTATCCTTCGCCGTGTTGCCACAGTGTATCAGCACACCTTGGTAGCCGGGCGTATTGCACAGTCGCGGCAGTCTGCCCTTGCAGAACTGGTACTGTGCCCGACCTCCGAACCTTGGCGATACCGTCTTCATGTCGACGAGGTATCTGCCCGTCGGAATGGCGGTTTCGCCTTTAATCTTCACTCCGCATATCTGCGCAACCGACATATTAGAGGTTAGTCCTCTGTCTTTATCTTCGAGCGTGTCGCAGACATACTCGCCGTCGACGTACATCTTACCTATAGTGTAGGTGTCACGTCGTGCTATTCTCTTTACTTTTACTTCCATGATTTATGTTTTTAAGTCGTTAACTTATGTTGGCTCGTCCTCAGAACTCAGCGTTGTTGTTTCTCCGTCAGTAGCCTCGTCGGCTGCCTTGCCACCTGCCAATACATCATATACTCCATTGAAGCCCAATAGCTTTCTGCCTACCCACTGTGCTTCTACTTTCGAGATGGTGCCGCTGCAGCCACATGTTAATATGACAGCCGTATTGTTGTATATAACGTTCTGCGGTGAACCGGAGGTGTTATCTTGCAAATAGCCACCTATCATATCGAACGCCTTTCCGCTTCTGTTGATAATGATGATATCCTGACCGTAGTATGGCAGCACGTCTCTAACGTCTTTTGCACTTAGGGCTGCAAACGTATGTTTCTTGTCTGATGAATAAAACGGTAACACTATTACTGGCGTTGCACCGAAAGAACTACCATCAACAATTTCTATAAAACTACCCGTTTTTGTAAAGTCAAAGCTTATATGTCCTTCACCGACATATTGATTTAAGATGTATTTATGTAAGTTTGCCGATGTTATTCTTGTTAGCTTCTTACACACAAATCCCTTAAACAGACCTTCATTGACATCCAGCTGTCCATTCTCGTTCACGCTCGCCGTCACCTCGCCGCTGTTGTTGCGTATCTCGAACTTATCAGCCGTTGCCGTTATCTTGCCGTTCTCGATGTCTAAGCCAGTGCGCAGCAGCTTTGCGACAATGCCACTGTCCTCGACATAGCCGTTTGCCGACCCTATCCAGTCGGTAGGCGTTGCACCCACCTCTAACTTCGGCATTGTCACCCACGCCTTTCCGCCTTGTATACAACGGATGAGGACATAGTTAGGTATGCCAGTGCCATCCGAACGCCAGTGTACCCAATAACGCTTCCACTCGCTTGTGAGATAGAAGCGACGTCCGCCGTCTGCGTTGCTCGTTGTTGTATCGCGCTCGCTGTCCTCGGCGAATATGCTTAGATTAGAACCACTCCACATGTATGCGTCGATGCTGCCACTACCTTTTGCCATAAACGAGAACATATAGTCCTCACCTTTTTTGATGATGGTATTCACGCTCCACTGCGCCATCTCAATGTATTTGGAAGCAGCGTCGGCATATATTACCGAGCATCCGTTGTTGTACGACTCGTTAGTGACTACCGAGGCATCCAAGCGCATCAGATTGCCGGCTTTGGCGAACGTGCGCGTATTGTCGAGAAGATTGCCACCGATGTAGTTGTAATCATAGGGCGAAGCACTCCAACCTACAAAGTCCTCCGCCGTGCCCTCTATGAGGATAGGTTGGGCAATGTACACCTGCTGACTCGCAGTAGATGCCTCCACTTTCAAGCACGCCACGGAAATCCACTCATAAAGGGCGTTCGCTGCCACAGTAAAGGCTTTCTGGTAGAGATACCATCCGTCGCTTGGCGTTATCATTGCTACTCCTAAATTCGCACTACCATTCGGACCGGTATATCCACTTGGTCGCGACGTGTCGGTTGCCGAGCTGTGCCACACCACCTCTCCCGTAATAACTACTTTGGCAGACTTCGTGCGTGCCCAGAAAGCCAGCGTGTACGTCTTGCCCTTAGTGACGTGTATGTTGCGAGAGTTCGATGCTTCACCCCAACGTGCACCGCCTACCTTGGCATCGGGCGCGAATACCACATTGGCACCCTCATGCGCCGACGTGCAGTATATCTTAGACCTCAGAAGATCGCAGCCCTCGCCTTGCTTGCGGAACAACGAGCCAACGAGCAGATTGCGTCGCTCAGCAAGAGTGTAGCCCACCTTCAGAGATATCTCGCGTGCCGACTGCAGGATCTCGGAAGAGTATTGTTGTAGTGCAGAGCTTGTTTGCAGTGGCATACCGTCTACCTTATTCGTCAGTTCTGTGTAGTTTGACTGCATCTTCTTCGCATCTGCCTTTAGTCCACCGAAATACTTGGTGTAGTCTAAGTGCCACGTCAGGCGCACGACGAACGTCTTGCCACCCACCACCACCGACACATCGACATAGCCATCGGTGTAGTACATAGTATTGCTACCGGTGCTGTATGTGCGTATGGAGTTGATACGAACCGATGTGCCCGACACACTTGCCGTGCAGTTAACAGGCGTTTTGATAGTAATAGAACTTGCGCTCACGACGGCACCACCCTTACGGCACACTACTGTAGCATAACCATAGGTGTTGATGCCGCCCGATGTTGTGCCGGACGGTACTCCGTCATCAGAAGTAGAGATGGTGATAGGTGCACCTTGAAGCTCAACAGTGTAAGCATCAGTGCCAGCTGTACCCTTATCACCTTTGTCACCCTTATCACCTTTGTCGCCCTTGTCGCCATCTTTCACAGCCACAATGGTTATCCAGCCACGTGCAAGTATTGTTGCCATATCTTTTCGTTTTTAGAAATAGGGTGAGGTGCCCTATTTAGACACCTCACAAGTAAATGTACCTCTCACTGCCACATCAGCGTTCGCCACCGTGACATACGGCTTTGTTGACGCATTCACTGGACTTGATGTGCCGCTCCAGTTTGTTGCTACGCCGTTCGAGTTGTACTTAGTCCACTTATACTGATATTTGCAGGCGTGAGCGCTGTCAGCCTTAACAGCTGTGCCGTCTTCGACCACCTTGCCATCCTTCCATAGACGTGCGAACAGCTCTGTAGACTGAGCACCATTGACAATTTTGTCGCCAGTGAGTGAGTAAACCTCTACGACATAAGGGTCGCTGGCATCGAAGAATGTGACAATGGCGTTAGCAGTATCAGCACCATCCTTCACCGTGCAGCGGAATGTCTGGAAGTTCAGCACATCGTCGGCATTCACATTCAGTGTGCTCACACCACCCGATGTGGTGACGTTGCCAGCAGCCACTGCACCCCAGGTGCCAGCACTAATATTGAGCACCTCCCACGTCATGCTTGTCATAGTAGTGTCCTGCACATTGCCGCGGTAGAATTTAGCCACAGCACGCAATGGCTTGGAACTATTTGTAGAGTCGAAGGTGTTGCCGTCAGGAGTCTCTATCTGCACCGTCTGTAAAGCACCACCCGACTTAGCCAAGCTGATAGTCAGATAGCCTCTGCACTCCGTGGTAGCTTTAGTCTCGGGGTCGGTATAGGTACATGCCCACTCGATATTCTTCACACTGCCATTCTTCGCAATGTTGCTGACGATGTTGAGCTGATACGACTTGCCCTGCACTGGTGTTGCTGCTGCGCCGTCTATAGTCCACTTCCAATTGGTACAAGCTGCTGTCGGAGCTTGGTCGGTCGAGCTACCCGTCACATACACACGAGCTGTGATGACGTTAGGTGCACTTGTCGAGTAGTTTGGAGTGTACACACCAGTATCGGGCGTGAAAATCTGAGTCTGACCCTGCGAAGCTTGCGTGAAACACTGAACAGCTTTGCCGTCGTTAAGGTCAACGATTGTGATTTGACCATTCGCTAATACTTTTGCCATATTTTTTTGTTTTTTAAATTGTTAATAAATATAAGTCGTTATAAATGAAATATCAAAACGCTAAATCCAATACCTCACACTCGAACTGCGCCTGCCTTACGACATCGTCACTACTCACAACGCAGACTCTACCGATACCCTCATGCAGAGTATTCCACGTTGTATCATCTGCCGTATCTGCCGATTGTCTTCGCCACGACCACGCGCTATTGCTTATGGTGTCGCTTATGTCCTCGCCGTTGCGTAACAGTTTAGCTTCGAGAGTCAACTGCCCGGTGCCGTTAATCATCACCGTGCCCGAACTACTCGTTATCACTATTTGGTACGCCAAGCCATCCTCGCCAGGATCTCCCTTCTCGCCCTTCTCACCTTCGATTTGCTTCAGCCAGTCCGCCGAGCCGTTCACCGGCTCAGCTGCAGTACCGTTCTCGTTAGTGCAGAGCCACACAGCGTTGTTGTGGTTCACCTGGTCGTAATAGTCGTAAGTAATGCCACGCTGCCATTCGCCGCGGTAGTTCACCATGTGTATAGTCTGGCCAGATGACGATATCCACTCGAACGACGTAGATGTTATGCGCGAGCCATTCGGAGACAGACAGAACACCTCTCTGCCATCATGCGTGTAGCTATTGACACCCTTGTAAGCAACGATGCGTGGCGTGTCAGGTCCAGTAGTCTCTAACATAAGCACCCCTTGACGATCCATCTTTGCAGGGTCTTGGCAGCCGTCAAGCACAATGGTATCTCCTGCAGTTGGCTCATCGCTACCCTCCGCGCAGTTACCTTTGGCGAGCACGATCCAATTAAACAACTTGCCATCATAGAGCACATCACCCATACCATTAGTCACCACTTCAGCCTCGGTGCTCACCTCTGTTACAATGCGCCAGTAGAAGTGGTTCTGTTTGCCCTCGTACACACCAGGCTTAATGTCGAAAGTCTGGCAGCGTGCTTGGTCGCCAATCTTCCAATAGTTCTGAGTAGCCGTTGTGCCGTCGTCTGCGAGCAAGAAACACTTCCACCCGGTGAGGTTGCGTTGAAGGTCATATATTTCTTGCACAGCCACAATCTTGCTACCAGCACCACTGAGGTAGATATTGCCACCAACGTATGATAGCTTGCGCACCTCCAGCTCGTTGAAAATGGCTTTACCCCACACCATAAGGTCGGTGATGTCAAGGCGATACTTACCGTCACCGCGGTCTACCAAGCCGAAGCCCGACTGCGATTCGGTGCTGTAAAGCATTGATGTGAGCTTGCTCAGTATTGCTGAGCCATCTTGAGCCATGCCGTGTGTACCAGAACCTACAGATAGTCCGCGCAAGAAGCGTATATGCCCCTCTGCCTTGTCGTCAATGTCGCGTCGCAGAAAACGGCTTAGGTCCAGCTTCTGCTCAATAACCTGCAACAGCCCCAGCAGCGCATTGCCGATGCGTTGTGCGGTGTTAGCATGAGTAGCACGCTCATCGCGTATCTGCTCCAAGTCTTTGCGTAGGCTATCGTTATTTGTTGACATATTACTCTGATATTATTTTTATGATACAAAGATAAGGCGATGGCGGCGAGAATAAAAAAACGAGAAAAGCACTACAGCTGCGCTACCGCGCGGTCGATTGTGCTTGACCCACCAGTGAAGAGCTGACGTAGGAATGATGACACGAGACCATTGTATGTAGTGCCGTAGTAAGCAGCCTCGAACTCGTTGAGACGGTGTAGCGAGTACATATACTTCTTTGAGAACCAGTCGCGTTTCTGCCGGTGGTGTGGGTTCGACTTCCAGTCCTTCAGGAATGCCAGGTCGCCACCGTTGTTATGGCGGTAGCCGTTGCCGACACCACGTGCCACATAGATGCCATACTCCAAAAAGCGGTGCTCTATCGATGTCACCGGGCCTGGATGTATGACACCCTGCACGGAGCGCGACAAAGCACCGGTATCGTAAACTGGTGGCGCGAACTGCATCATACGCTCGCGCCACATCTTAACCATAAACTCGCTCCAACCCTCAAGCCACTTCTGGTGCTCGGCGTCGGTCATGTTCGGTTTAAGTCCATTCTGACTGCTCATAACTAATATCTATAGGTTGTTCGTTCTGCACCATGAAGTAGAGTCCCGTCACACCATTCATGGCGTAGCGACCGAGCTCAGTAGAGTAGATGTTGTTCAGCTGCAGGTATGTCAGACGCTCGTCGCCGAGTCCGTCGCGATCGTGCAGCAGTCGGGAATGAAACTGTCGGAACAACTGGCGGCAGAGATTCAACTTCTGCTCGCGCTCCGCCATGTCGTCGTAGCGGTAGTGAGCTACGATGAAAACGGTGTAGACATCGCGTCGGAAATAGCCCACGCCGTTGCTGAAGGTCTGCTGCGATGTGGTGTCGTCGACCATGATGAAGTTTTTGTGCTTGCGGAACGAGTCCATAACACCTTGTATCGAGTCGGGACCAGAGCAAAGACATGGGTGGAAGTCATGCTCGGTGGCGAGGCGGTTGCTCTTCGCGAGTTGAGTGAAGTAGTCGAGAGCCGGAAATAAGTCTTTCATATATCACGTGTATTAACTTGTTAGCTTAGGATATTTGCGTTTGAACTCCTCTGCCTCACGCGCTTTGGCTTCGAGCTCAGTAAGAGCACGCCAGCAGTCTGTCTGCTTTACAAGTGTCTCCTTTGTCACGTCGCCGTCGGTGAGAGCACGCAGCTGCACATTGAACGACTGCAGCATCGACAGCTCGGATATGTCGTCGTCGCTCTCCGTTCTGCGGAAGAAGTGTGGGAAGGCGTGCGACATGACGACCTTCACGTGTGCAAACCATGCGAGCGTGGCAAGGCGCTCCGCAGGTGTCAGTGTCAGTTCTGCTGGTCGCGAGAAGTCGGGATTGCGATAGAGGAAAGAGGCGAGCACATCGATAGCGTCATCATTGCCCGTAGAGTGAAAGCGTTGGTAGTACTTCTCCATGCAGAGGTACTCCTCGAAGGTTATGATGCGATGGTGCTCGGTGTCCTCCTGCAGCAATGGATGGACAGCTTCGAACCCCTGGACAACATCCAACCTATTATCCATTTGCTCTATGCTGTCCACCCAAGCGAGCTGCTCCAGGAACGAGCGTATCTGCCATAGCTGCAGATAGAACACTCGTTTGCGCTTCTCACCCTCGGGCTGGTAGACACACTGCCATCCGAAGCGGTTCTTCTTGATGACGTTGATACCAGTGAAGCGCACGAACATATATGTCTTCACCATCACCTTGTCGGCGAAGGTGGAAAGCAGAAAGAAGGTGTAGCGTAGCTGCTCTTGTGTCAGCTCGCTCCACGACTTGGGGCATGTGAGTTCTATTTTTTTATCCATTGAAGAGAAATGCTGAAGATTCTTTTTTGTTGCTGAACGTCAGCATGTGTGCAGAGCTGTACGCCGTAGTAGTGGGGTAAATGCAGAATGTCTCCGGACTGCCCTCAACGAGGCGCTCCATGCGTCGGAAGAGAGCGGAGTGCAGCGCTCCGTCACCGTCGGCTGCCCATAGGTCGACAAAGTCGCGCGCCAGCTGAACGAACCCTCCGTACTCTGCCATGTTCTTTTTGTCTTTGCATCGATAAGCCTTCAGCACATCGTCTATCTGCTCGTCAGAGAAGCGCACGCGCAGCTGCTCCTCTGCCTCGCTGATAGCACGTTGCATAGCCTCCCAGTCCTTGTACGACCGGCTTTGGATGCCTTGTGCAAAGAAGAAGTAGTGCTCCGTGTATATGTGGCGCACGAAGTTCTGCGCCTGCTCTGTCACGCCCCACTCCTCAGAGCGCAGCTGCTGTACCACCATAGCACGCGCACAGCACTGTGCAGTGCGCAGCTGGGCCTCAAGGGCATCAACACGCTGCTTCGAAGCCGGCGATATAGTGTCGTTCGACACTATGCCGAAGCCTGTAGAAGTGAGCACGAGGTCGAGCTGTCTGAGCACCGAGAGGAAGGCATCTACGCACACCAACATCTTAAAGTAGTACTTTAACGGTTCGCTCTCGTCGGTCGACTCAACTCGCTGAGCACCAGGCTCGCCGAGCAGCATGTCGTAGTAATTGTTGAGTGCTGCTTCTATGGCAGGGTACACTGCCTCGAATACCTCGTCGTGTGCTGATGCGCCCACTGGCAGTGAGCGTTCAAAATCTTCTTTTAATATTGCTATCATATTGAATTTTGAGTTTTGAATTTTGAGTTTTGATTACTGTTGCCAGTCACCATCTTCGCATCTCGCTTCTCGTCGAGCGTTGTGAGCATGATCATCGGTACGTCAACAGTGGCTTTTTCATGCCACTTGTTGTAGTGGAGTATCACGTGATACGGCTTGCACATCACGTCGTGGCAAGGCTTCTCGATAGCCTGCTTCAGCGTAAAGAGTTCGCGCTTGTCGGAGCCCGAGTTGTTCATCTGGCTCTTGCCGGGCGTAGCACCCACCAGGTTCGGGTGAATGCCGAAGGCGAAGCACAGAGCGTTCGAGGCCTCCGACATGTCGTCGCTCCAGTTGCCACCCTCCTTCTTCGAGGCATCGTTGAGCGGTACGATGCGCACCATGCGGTTCTCCTTGCCGTTGGGGTCTACGTAGTAGCCGCTGATCATCGCTTTGCCGGCGTTCTCGATGCCCGTCACGAAGTCGATGATGTTCTGTTTCTCCTGCTCCTTGCGCTCTCGGCGCTTCTGTTCGTCAGAGATCATCTCGTTGTCGCACACGTTATCCCAGTAGTCGTCGTGCACCTCAATCTGCACCCTTGGAGCCGACGTGTTCTTAATCATGTAGCGTTTGCCGATGCCTATCAGACGATAGATGTCGAACCACGTGTCGCGGAATATCGACGAGTAGTAAGGCACGGGGTATGTCTGCGTGCCCGGCGTTGCCATACGGCTCACGATGGCGAATTTGCGGTCTTTTGTAGGCTTGCGTCGCAGACCCGTCTGCGGGTCGGGCTCAGCACCCATGCGCACCAGGAGGTCGCCTAATGGGTCCCAGTAGTCGAGTAGAGGGATTGCCTCTATCTTCGACTCGTCGAGGAAGCCCAGGCGCCAGTCGCCATAGAACACGTGCTCCGGTTTGCCACTATGGGTGCTCGATGCAGCTTCGAAGCGACAGTAGGAGGCATCCTTGTTGCGCACCGTCACGATACGCTCGCCGTCGCGCGAGAGAATGACCACCGTCACCGAGAACGAGTAGAACTTCATATCCGTGGCCTGCTCCAGGAATACCTCCTGGAGCGAGTTGCGTAGGCAGAACTGCAGTATGTCAGGATCGGAGACATCTTGCTTTGTCTTGCGGTCGACGAAGCGCACGCCCTGACCATAGCATGACACGATATTGAACTGCTGGCACTGCGCCGTTATCATGTTGGACATTATCTCGCGGCGCAGACGATAAGGCAGCTGGTCGTCGTAGCCCCACTGCACGTACTTATACTGCTTGCCGCCGACGGTGATTGGACGCACGAGATTACTGCCAGGCAATCGGTCATCGTCGAAGATGGTGTTCGAGTCGGAGCCATACTCGGAAGTCACGGAATTGCTCTGCCCCGCCGAGCCTATGCCCGACGGAGCTATGCGATAGCGGCGGAAGCCTTCGGCATCAGGCTGCGCCGATGTTGGCAGAAGAGTGTTGCTATTGGTCATAAGTAAACACGTTTGTTATTGATTTGTATAATAAAAATCTGTGGCAATGCACGTATGGCACGGTTGCGAGGGTTGCGTAGGCGCACATAACCGCCGCGCCAGTTGACGTGGTGCACCAGCCACCCCTTGTAGTGCAGCATCTCGCCGGTGCCACCCTCCCACGCATGGATGTCGACGAGTGAGCGGTGCTGATAAGCCTGATCGAGCAGGCGCAGCATGTCAGCAAAGTGTATAGCGCCCATCACTCAAAGGTATTATCGAATGTGTTGTCGAAGATGCGTCCGGAGCGCAGCGTGTCGAACACGTTGTGGTTGCGCTGAGCATACTGGTAGCTGAATGTGAAGCGTGGCATCGACTCGTCGTTGTTGTTGTACTCCGACTTTGAGTCGGTGACAATGACCTCTTTGCCTACATTTGGGTGCCCGTCCTTGAAGTTCACCACATGTATGCTCTTAGATCGGAAGAGCTCGTCAGCCCAATTCGCCATTGCGAACGTGAGAATGCCCGTGTCAGCCTTGAAGGTGCGTGTCTCGGCTATCTCGTAGTTGCGGTTAAACTTGCCGATGTAGCCCTGGCTACGCTTATAGGTAGGTGCCACGGTGTGTGTACCCGTGCAGTAGAGCAGCTCGTCGCAACCGAAAGAGTTCTCGAAAACCAGAATGGGAGCGCAATCAGGTTCGTCTAAATCGATAGAGAACCGGAACTTGCGCTGCCCAGCCTGGACCCCAAAACCTAATAAACAACTATCAGTATCGCTAACGAACTTGCTCGGAGTAACATCAATCGTAGTATAGCGACTATTGCCACCAACGGGTGAGAGCGAGAACTCCTTTGTAGTGCCATCGTCGTATTCGGCAATGACGGAAGCCTTGTCTGTACCGATGTAGTGCAGATACTCCAAACGGTTCAGAGCTGTGCGCTTCTCGCCATCTAACATCGTGAGAAAATGCGTGTTGATAAAGTCGGTAGCAGGAGTGTTGATATCTGCCTCGCAGTATATGATCTTCGACGAGATGGTAGCAGTACCGCCATCACCCTCCCAAGCGTAGTCATCTTCTTCGATCTTGATGGTGAGGTTGATGCTCAAGTTCTGACGAGCATACGGAGTGAGCAGGCGGTCGAGCTCTGCGAGTGTTATCTTGCCGTCGATTGGGAAGAAACGTTCTGAGAATATCTCATTGCCGTCGATGGTAATGGTGACGGTGGTGCCTATTCGGCTGGCGTCGTCGATGTCGCCACTGGAGGGAGTGAACGAATATATCACGTCGGGGATGCACGACGAGAAACATGTTGCGGGTAGCGACTGAAGAAGAGTGATCATAAATGCTTGTTATTGGTTTGCAACGGCAAAGATATAACAAGCTCGCGACACGTAAGAATACAAAAACGGCACACCCTATTCACATAGAATGCGCCGCAAGCGAAAAATGTAAAAAAATGTTTTTTATCTTATGGCTCTATTTTATAACATATAATGCATGTCACGCCAGATCTCCCACCGCAGCGTACCGTCCTCAGCGGTCTTCAGTTCGTAGCCTTCGCCCTGCAGGTATAGCACTATATCCATTGGGTGTATTGGCATGATGCTGTGCAGCTCGTCGGCTATCTCCTCCGTTGTCTTATACTCCGCCGTGTACTCCTCGCCAAGCTGAGATTTACCAGGCTCCGGTGATCGCGAAGCAAGGTAAGCATCCATAACGGTAATGATAGCTTCAGCGCGGCGTACTTCGTTCTCGTCTCTATCTGTTCTGTTTGTTGTCTCCATAACATTCTCCTTTCTGCTTATTGTGCTTTAAAAACTTCGTTTAGCTGTCGGCGCAGTTCGTTAAGGTTGCGCATAAGGTCAACCACCTCGCCCAGCTCTGCCGTGTCGCTAATCTCCGCCGTATCCTCGAGCAGGCGGTCAGTAGTGTCGCGGAGCAGAACTATCTTGTGCGCTAAGTTATCCTTGTCGAGCAATACTCGTACGGGATTACAATCTATTGTTATCATGCCTCGCCTCCTTTCTCTACTCTTTCGACAAGTGCATCAATAGCCTTGCAAGCACATACAATTTCTGCCAGCTTCGTTCTGTATGTGTAAAGTCTCGCGCGACGGCGGTAGCTGAAGTGCGGTATGAACTTCACTTCTTGCGGCGTAGCCTTTATGTCCACGCCGACAGCGTAGCGCAGCATTTTTTTTGTCTCGCGGTGCATCTTGTACAGACCGTGCATAGTTTTGAAACGTGTCATGCTTCGCCTCCTTTCTCCTCCTGGTTTAACTTGTAGACGTTGTAGCCCGAGAGGACTACACAGCAGAGGGCGGCGAGGATGCTGCTCTCTGCGCTGATGGCACCTGCGCCGAGAGACAGAAGCGCAGCATGAACGCGCAGAACCTCGCGGCGTGTCACCTCGAACTCGCAGAGTGTGGTGTAAAACTTGCTCTTTCCGTTGAGCCACGCCTTAACGGAGGCGGTGCTGATGCTAAACGGGCGCAGTTGAGCGGTGCGCTGGATAGATGCAGATGTTTGCATAATGATGTTAGTTGTAGCCTTGTTGCCGGAGAACCGCTCCGGCGCGGGTTGACGTAGGGGTACGAAAAAAGCGGCTCGCACTTCCTCGTCTGCTACAACTAACATGCTTATCCGCCACAAAGGGCTAAAAAACACGTGGAAGGCGAACCGCCGTATTCTGTCTTGGCATCTCCACACCATGCGGAGTGCTCCGCATGAACAAAGGGCGAAATACCCTCGTATCGATGCGGCAGGTTATGGGCAAAAAAATAAGCCCACAACGTTTAGAAAAAGTTGGTTGGGCTTGAACATATCGTCTCGCCCTTTGTTCATGCGGAATGCTCCGCATGTTAATTGTAGCGATGGCAAAGGTAGGCATTAAGATTGAAACGTGCAAGGAATTTGCGAGGAATTTTTGAGGAAAAGCGAGGAATTGCGAGGAAAACTCTCCAATTTGGCGAGAATTGGCGAGAATTGGAAATAAAAAGCCCCGAAGCCGAAGCCCCGGGGCAGATCTTTGTAAAGTATACTAATATCTGAATAAATGAAGTAACATTTTAGTTAAATTGCCATTGCAATGCAGCAAGTTATAAATATAATTATTAACTTTGTACCGAAGAAATCATCCATTATCATGTTCAGTATACTTGGCAACATATTGGCTTTCGTGAGCACGTTTGTAGTAATAGCTACGTTGCCCATGACCCTCATCCGCATTGCTGTAGTAAAAATCAGCCACAGCAAGCAGATGAAAGAACAGACTGAGGTTATTATTATTGCCATAAGCATAGCCATTGCCATAATGCTTATACCGTTTTATCATTATCCATACTAATAAGCTTTACGATTGGCGTTTTGTGTCTTATAAAGCTCAATCATGGCCTTTTGGAAATCATCGGGAGTGTTTATCTGAAGCGAGTCCAATGAATCCTTTATTTTGTCACGCATCTCCCGGTCGGTCTTACGATCGAGAAATTCGCTGACATTCTTAATGATACCATCTGTTTTAAGTTTAAATTGGAAATCTTTATTGTTGAATTCCAAACCGCCACCATTAATGAGAAGTACTATAATCCCCACGGTAGATAATATGTTCTTTTTCTTTGAAATGAAATGAAGTAAACCAGGCGACTCCATCTGCACTTTCATAGACACATCTTTTACTGAGTCTTCTATATTATTCTCTTTGCAAAACTGCTCTGCAAGTATAAATAATTGTTGGATTTCGTAAAATGTGGAAACGTCCACTTCGTTTTCTGTCTTTATTCTTAGAACGATGTGTGTCTCATCATCTTTATTATAGAAATCAAACTGCGTGGAGTCTATATATGCCGCATATTCTGAAATGTCTGAGATTGGATGACGAGAATTAAACATTAGCTGGGCTTTTGGTGGCAGAACAGTGCGAGAAGTAGATTTTAGGATATCTACATCTATTCTCTTCATGAACGGACACCGACCATTGCCTTCAACAATATTAGGCTCCTCATATACAGCACTTTTGACACGGCATATACTTAATTTGAATGAAGAATACCCAGGAACAACAACTATATCGCCAGGTTTTATTTCATGGCAAAAGCGTATGAGCTGCGAAGCTACATGGCCGGGACGGTTGATTTCAGGATGAAGATTTGCTACTATCTTGCGCAAGTTCTTCATCGCTGTGTTTTCATTGGTCAATATATCATTTATATCCTTTAGAAGGATGTCATTATGCCCAACAGCAATGAATCCATTCTCGACAAAGTCATTGTAGTATTCACCACCCATAGTCCTCACCATCCAATATGAAGATGAGTGCGAGACTGTTTGAACATAATTATTTATAACAGTAATATCACCATTGTTCATTTTTTCAAAATTTTAAAACATTGCACAAAATTAGCAATAAAAATTTGATTAAGCAATATATGGCAAAAGAAAAGCGACTTAAATCCTCACAGACTCCCACCGCTATATAAATGTTTTAAAATTTTGATGCTGCAAAGTTAACCAATTTCGTGGAGACACGCAAATGAAAAATCCCCCGATGCGTCACGCACCGAGGGAATAAATAGATCTTTTATATGCCGCATGGTCGGGCGGCGGTGTTGAATTTATTAAACAGTGACCATTTCAATATCCTTGGCAAGTCGGCGCAGACCCGACTTTATTTTCTCCACCTGCTGATGGCGCGGCTTCGACAAGCCGCTCGCATAGTGTGAGAGCTGCTTCTGGTTGATGCCCGTTATTGACTGAAGAGCGGCAAACGAGAATATGCCACGATAGTAGTCGAGCAACGTAGCTACATCAAAATCGTAGACGAGCCTATACTCACCGTCAAACACCTCCGGGTATGCATCACCGTCTTTACGTCTGCCTTCGAGCCAGAAGTCAACACTCTCCTGGACATACTCCTTAAAGCCCTCAAGGTCGCCATCGTAGGCAACAACCCAACCCGGCAGTAAGTCGCAAGCACAACAGTAGCCGTCAGCAGTACGGGCAGCTTTAATCACAACATCGTTCATAATATATTGTTTTATATGTTAATCTTAAAATAGGTGGCAGCCACGACCGCCACCTTTCTTTGTCGAATATTAAAACAAGCGTCTGCTTCGAATGTGTGTAGGGGGAGGGGCGGAGCTTCAGCTCCACCCCAGTTTGTCAGAACCTAAGCCCCGACTGCCGTTCAATACTACTGAGGAGCCATCCGCAGATAGATGTTGAAGGCTTGCCGTTGACAGTTACAACACCCTTTTTTGTAGGATGTTTAAACTCTCTGTGGTCCCCGTTGTAACGGTCTAAGTACCAACCGTCGTCAGTCAAGATTCTCAGAATCTTAGAAACTTTTACATTTTTCATAGATCGCTTGTTTAATAATTCAACACTGCAAAGGTAGTAATTTTACTACGAATAACCAAACAAAACAATAACTATTTTACTACGAAATGTAAAAAGCCACCGACGCATCTCGCGCCAGCGGCAAGGATAAACGTGAAAAAATAACTGAATCAATTAAAACTAAACAACATTGGTATCCCCTAATTAAAAACCTGCAGCAAAGATACGCAGACAGATCTGAACTTAAAAAGACAACAAAAAGCCTCCGACGACGGCTTTTTACCTCTTTGGGACCCGCCGCAAAAATGCTGCAGGCGTTTTTGCGGCGGGCGGAAGGGCGGTGGGCGGGAAGAGAAGCAACCATTTCGTTGAGCTCAACAAAATGGTTGCGATGCGGTCTATAGCTTGCCCTCCTCCGAATAGCTGTAGTATGTGCTATCCGTCACGATGACATGGTCTATAAGATAGAGCCGCATTGTAGAGCACGCCTGCTTTAGCGTCGCCGTGATGCGGTCGTCGTCGCGGCTCGGGCATGGGTTGCCGCTGGGGTGGTTGTGTATCAGGGTGAGCGTGGTGGCGTTGTTGACGAGAGCTTCGCGCAATATGATGCGCACGTCTACGGCTGTCTCGGTGAGTCCGCCGCTTGATAGTTTCACGGCTTTAATCAGCTTGAAATTATTGTTCATGAGCAGCACGTGCGCCTCTTCGTGGTCTGCCGTGCCCACTATCGGGCGGAAGTATCGCCAAACGTCTTCGGCGGTTCTGAAGCTCGGGCGGTCGGCTGCTGCTTCGCGCTCGATGCGCTTAGCGAGTTCGAATGCTGCTTGTAGTGTCATTGCTTTCTTGGGGTCTACGCCCTGCACTACTTGCAGCTCCTCGGCGCGTCGGGTGGCGATGTCGCGTAGGCTGCCGCCGCAAATGTTCACTATCTGGCGAGCCTGCTGCATGGCTGCGCGCGTGCTTTTGCCCTGCTCTATTATTAGGCTTATGAGCTCAACGCTGTTGAGCGAGTCGAAACCGCTATTATATACTTTGTAGTCGGGGCGTTCTTCGCGAACGAGTTCTGAAAAATTATTCATATTGTTTAGCTTTAATTGTTATTCATGAGTTTGGTGCGTGCGAGAAACAAGCCGCCGATGACGTTAGCGTCTACCGCTGCGAGTTCGGCGGCGAACTCCTCCGCCGTGGCTCCTGTAGTAATGAGGTCGTCGAAGAGTATCACGTTCTTGCCTGCGAAGAAGTCGGGGTCGGTGCTCACGTGGTAGCCATACGACTCGCTGACGATGTGCGCGGTGTTGTTGTGCTTCGCTTCGCGTATGCCGAAGATATTCACGTGTGCCGTGCCGTTCTGTATGCCGGTGCGCTTGCTTACCTCCTCAGCGAAACGCTTAAAGCGGCGGTTATACTTGGCACTTGTAGCCGCAGGAATACACACGAGTAGATAGTCTTGATTGCTTGCGCCATACCACTTATTAAGGCACTCGCTTACGATGTTGACGGCGAAGTCTACCGCATGGCGGTCGCCGCGCTTGAAAGAATAAATAAAGCGTCTGATGCGCTCGGTCTGCACGTTGTCGGTGGTGTAACGCTTCGGCAAATAGCTGTAGAAACTGGCTGTTTTCATTTTTTGTCCTCCTTAAATTTATTCTCAGAGGCGAGAAGAGAGCTTTTTACACATCTCATCTGTAGCCCGTTTGAGAGTTTTTTTTATTCACGTCGGGTCGAATTTCGCTTTTTACGCCGCAAAAAGACGGTGGAAGCAAGGCGAGAGGACAAGCAAAAGGAATTGAAATTTTATGGAAAACCGAGTTTTTTAAGGAAGCCGTAGGAAGAAAAGTCGGAAGGCTGCTGTAAAATTTCTGTCACTTTAGTGCATCGGTGCTTGGCAGACAGCCGTCCGCCGTAAATTCGCGAAGTAAAAACGACACTCTACCCGATGTACAATAATCTTCTAAAAATGCTCTCGAACGGAATAGCGCAAGATGTAAAAAATAGCATTCTCTACCGGAGAATACCACTCGAAAACTTGTTTTCGCAAGCGTTTTTGCTTCTTTTCCGCAATAAAAAGAAGCCCGGAATAGAGAAATGAGCGCGTTTTCGCGTACCTTTTCCATAGCTGCAAAATCGTAATGCTTAAAAATCAACGAGTTAAGCATTACGATTTTGCAGGGTGCAAGACTTTCTGTCTATGCAGCACTACACCGCCCTGCGCCGAGTTGACAATTGCCGCCCTCGCCTTTAGCGGAATATGCAGAAGGTTGTGCCGAGTATGTGATTTTGGCTTGTCGATTTTGCGCCCATCAGCGGTAAGGCGAGACGGTGCGAGGTTGGCAATTGCCAACAAAAAAGCCCCGACACCGAAGTGCCGAGGCTGAGTGCATCCGTAGGCACGGACGACTTGTGTCTTAAATGTAATACAACATCTGCCTAAATATTGTCAGCAGCACGGCGTAAGCGGTCGCTGAGGTCGACAAGAGCACCACGAAGCTGCTCCTTCTCCTTGTCTGTGAACCCACCGACACCACCATTGCCATCGATTCCATCGAGTTTATGATACAACCATGAAGCCGAGCGGTCGAAATAAGTATTGGCGATATCACGCCATGATACACTCAGCAGAATGTCCTGCAAGCGTTGCTTAACAGTATTGTCCTTTGCTTGTTTGTTCTTTTCCATATTGTGTTAGTTAGGGCAGCCCTTTCGGGCTGCCTTGTTAGAATTACTTAACTGATGTCATCTCATCAAACAGCTCTTGTGCGTACCATAGCAACTGAGGATGACCATTCGGGTAACTTCTTTTGTGGGCTCTGATAGCTTCTATCAGTTCTGCCTCTTCTTCTGTTAATTCTTTATTCATATTGTATTACTTTTTTAAGACACTACAAAGGTACTACAAATTTTCGTATTATACAAATATTTACTACACTTTTTTGTAGTAACAATAAAAAAAATAAAGCCGCCGACGCATCACGCGCCAGCGGTGTAAAGTATAAACAAAAAATAAATGAGAAATGAGATTTTAGCCGTACGTGTTGGTTGTGCCGCCGGTGCCCTGGAACACCGGCTTGGTCTCCGCGCCTATGCAGAGCACGTCGAAGGCATCGGAGCCGTCAGTACGAGCCTCCAGCTTATCCTCCTCGGTCTCTGCGAGCTTCTCTCCACGCTTATCCTTCTTGCCGTTGTACACGCCGGCAGAGGTTATGGAGATGAGCAGGTCGGGGTTGTTGTCGCGGTTGACGAGCACTTGCAGACGGGCACGCCCGCGAAACATATTATTGATGAGAGCGTTCTTCTGTACGTGGTTCATCGGGTTGCCGAGATAAGCCTCGCGTACCGCCCAGCCCATGGAGCGCAGCGTGCGCACCACCTCTTTATGAGGGTCGTTGTAGTGCAAGCCCCAGTTGGTGCCCACCATGGTAGAGTCGTAGTAGAAGATGATCTGACGACGGCGATGATAGTGGTAGTACGTATTGAAGTCGTCGAGCAACTCAGGAATCTTGCGCTCGTATTTGACGAAGAACGATTTGAGCACGCGCAGCTTCGACCCTTGCACCTGACCGACGACGAGCCAGTTGATGAGGTTGTTAGTATCGAAGGCTATCAGCAACGGCAGCTTGTCATTGCGGTCGGCATCCATGCGGCAGTCGTTAGGCAGCGCACCACCCTCGGCGTTGGCGAGGTTGTGCAGGTTGAGCACGCTCTCGTTGGGTGCCGTGTATAGGTTGGCGGTCTCGCTCATGCCACCATAGAAGCCGTCAGCCGATATGCTCACACGCTGGCACATGATAGACGTGGCGAAGGTGAGCGGTGGGAGGTCGCGCTTGGCACGGCGTATAAACTCCTCGCCCAGGAGTGCGAGGTTCTCGATTGATGAATATTCGCGGTAGAGCAAACACTGCGAGCGGAAGAAGTTGAGCTGCTTGTTGTACTCGTCTATGCGTCGCTGGATCTGCTCGTGCTTGTCGGGAGTCTTCAGCAGCTTCTGCTTCAGTCTCCATATCTGGTAGACCAGCCCCTCGATGACCTCCACCAGTTCTGGGTCTTGCTTATCCTTGTAGTTGAGGAACCAGGAGCCCTTCTTGGTGATAGGCATATCGGAAGTGATGGTCATGCCATGATGCAGAGGGAAGTGGCGGAAGTACATCTCGTTGCCTCGGTTAGCTTGAAATGTCTCGTCCTTGAGCTGCTCGAAGTCGATGAACTTCGCCTCGTCGATGATGAGATAGTCGAGCGACATCGAGTTGGACGTGCCCGAGCGGTCCTGCGAGATGACATTGCAGACGGAGCCGTTGTAGAAACTGATGGTGTTCTCCCAGTTCGCCGGCGTGAAGATAGGCGATTTCCAGTGGAGCTTCTTCCACGGTCGCCGACCCACGACATAGTGTAGGTCGCGCTTGAAGCCCCATCGCTCGAGGTGGATGAGCATGGAGGGCAGGATATTGGTCAGGCAACGCTTGACGGACGGAGCTACGAAGCCACCCATGGAGCCGGGCATACCCTGAAAGCACGACTGCAGACGGCGCGCCTGAATAGCACCCTTGCCCACACCACGTCCGGCAACGATTACCTCGTCGCGTGTGTTCATGGCGAGTGCGTAATACTGCGCGTCGTTGAAATACTGAAGGTTTGGTTGTTCAATGCAATCACTCATCTTCGTCGGGTTTTATCTCTTCTTTTATCTCCTCGAAATCAGCATCTTGTATCATAGTGTTGGAGTAGCGCTTGTAGAGAGCACGTATCTTGCCACGCAGGTCAGGGATGCGCTCGATGCCGAGAACCGTAGGGTCGTCTGTCGGCTCGAAGTTCTGAGGCACGATCTTGTCGAATTCGAGGTCGGGTTCGTCGTCCTTATCGGTGCGGTTGTTAGCCACGAGCACCTTAGAGAGCGCAGCCACCGACCGGAAGTCGCCGGCGCGGCGTGCTGCAGCGATGTCCTGCTCGAGCGACTTGTTAATCTTCCAGCGCATGAACTCCTTCGTAGTCTGCTGAAGATTGCCGAGTAGCACCTTGACCAGATGCAGATCCTCGTAAGCAAGAGAGCGCGACACCTTGAACATAGCCATATCGTACTGCACCAGGTCGTTGTCAACCTTTGACGGGAACTGCAACCAATAGGCATACATGCCACGTATGCGATGAAGACGCAGCAATACACCCTCGGCGACACGGAGCTGACGCAGTTCAGCATCGTCGAGGGTGACATAGCGCGAATATTCATCGAGGTTAACTGGAAGCATATATATAATGTATAGTATTGGTGGTTGAGAATGCTAAGTGACAGCAGAAAGAGCGGCAGCAAGCAGACGCTGACACTCCTGAATAGAATAAGGAGAGCCGGCAAGCGCCGTATCGTGAAGAGTGCGGCGAAGCTCAAGCGCCGTGGCTGATGCGCCACGAACATAAGCCGCGCGTGCAGGACAGCCAACAGTGGCTATGTCGTCGCACAGCTCACGCTCGTCAATACCCAAAAGGGCGGATATCTCCGTCGGGGTCATCATCTCCCGCGCATAGTTTTCTATCTTTGTCAGTAAGTCGTTGGAATAATCCATTTAGCTCAAGTGATTTGTCGACGATGCCTCTCAGACCGGCAAGCAACGAGTAGTAAGCCTTGAGGTCTGTAGTGATCATTGTACACTCGGCGCGGTCGCCGTAGGTCTGGTTCTGCGAACTGATGACCGCAACCTGATGGCTCTCGTTCTTGACAAGCATTATCTTTGAGTGGTTCTGCGCCAGATGCACATGGTCGAAGCAGCTCTGCATAAGCCGATAGAGCTGCACCGTCTTGCGTGCAGCCTTAAGGTCGGCTACGAGTGTGGCGTTGGCTATCAGCTTGCGCCGGCGCAGACGTAGGAAACCGCAGAGGAAAGCGTCGGAGGTTGAGAAAGTAGATACGTAAACGTCGGCACGCCCGGTCTGCTTCAGAATCCATCTGAGCAAGCCGAGCGTGTGTAGCCCAGTACCGAGATGGTACTGAGTGGGAACGTCACTCAGCGGACGGAAGGGATAAGCCTGCTTCATTGAGCTTCGTTTTCAGATCGTCACCGATAGGGGCGTTGTTGTCGTTGAGCACGGTAACACGGGCTTGAACTTTGGCGAGCAGTTTGTTGTACTCGTCGAGCTCCTTAGTCGCATCGTCGGACTCGCGCGACAGACGGCGGAGTTCTGCGAGGCGGTCTACGTTCTTGGTGATATACGAGCGCGCATTGGCGATGTTCTTAGCGATATCGGCAGGCGTAGGCTCTTCGCCTTCAGTCTGAGCATCGTCAGAAGGAGCGACGTAGCCGTCATAACGTCCGAGTTCGCTCTTGTAGGTGTACCACAAGTCCTTCAGTTGCTTGAGATATTCGTAGCGGTCGCATGGCTGCTCGAAGGTTAGCAGAGTGTTGTAGAGCTTCTTTATCTTCAGCCAACGCTCCTTATTCTCCGCCCAGATATTGCGCACATCCTCTGGAAGGTTGTCGTGATCGGGGCGGATGCCGGAAGCTGCCGGAAGGTAGCCACCCTCAGGACCCTCAGTGTCGTTGTCCTCCTCAGCCTTGTGCTCGGCTTCGAACTTAGCCTGCTCCTCGATGGCAGCAGCTATCTGTGGAGTAAGTTCGGCATCGAGTAACTTGACATCTTGAGTAGTCATGTTCTCGAGTCGCATAGGCAAGAATTTCTGAAGCTCGTAGCGCACCTTCGACTCAAAACGCTCTGGACGGCGCATGATGGTCTGATACATCGACCTGTTGCGCGTGAGCTTCAGAACCATCTCCGCACCACGGGCAACAGACTCGCGGTCGTGCTTCTCGGCGTTGAGCCACGCCTGCATATCTTCTGTGAGTTTTTTATCTATCATTGTAAAGCAAATTAAAAGGACGGACACCACGATCGCCATCGTGAGGACCGCCCCAGAGTTAACCAATTAAATAATTTAAACCTATTTATTGCGCGAAAAAGAAAACGCTATGCAGCGACAACAATCGGCAGGCCGGTAGCACCGGAGATGTCGCCGTCCTCGGTCTCGATTTTGCCCGGGTAGAACGGAGCAGGATACTCGTCGGATGCAACAGCCTGCACTGTTGTAGAGTTGGTATCGGTAGCAGCCTTGCCGAGGTCCTGCGAGAGCGTGAGCTCAGGAGAGAACGCCTCGCTGCCCACCATGCGTGCCTTGCCGTTGCGCTGAATGAAGAGGTAGACCATCTCGTCGTTGTTGGCGAGAGAGATGTAGCCGGTGGCAGCTTCCTCGGTGCCGGGAATGACAGCGGTGCCAGTGACCTTGAATGTCTTAGATCCATAAGTGCCCTGAGACTCGACCTGCAGCTGCGATTCGTTAGGTATGAGACCAATCTTATGCCACTTCTTGTCAGAAGCCAGCTTGAAGTCGCCGGTATACTTAGCGACAGCGTCCATCGTTTTTGGTGTCTCCGAGCCGATGGTTGGCCATCCTAAGATGTCGCGTTTAGCAATACCGAAGACCCAGCCACGTACACCAGGGAGCGACTTTGCTCCAGGTGTGAAACAGATATCGCCGTAAATAGATGCGGCGCCAGTACATTTTGCCATAAATGATAAGTTTTAATGTTAAACAAATATGTTAGCGACCTCGTTCAGGCCTTCTTGCGCCAGTAGCGCAGAACCTCGGGCGATACGCTCTGGAACTGCGTGCCGAAGAAGTAGTTAGCGATGAAGTCTACATCATAGTGATTCTTCAGCGACTTCTCAACAAGGAATTTCTCGTCTTCGGTCTGCTGGTTGAACACGAGGAAGATGTTAGACTTCGGAGTGAGCAGCATGAAGTCGGCAGGAACGTTAGCCAGTGGTACAAGTTCTACGTTGCTTGCGCCCTCAAGAGTGCGCTTGTCGTAGTTCTGGTTGTACGGCAGCGAGCCATGGTTGACCTGATAGCACTCGGTGTAGCAGTGGTAAGCCTGATCGCTGAGGAAGAGCTTGAGCGGCTGCGAGCGCAGCTTGGCAGCGGCAGCATCGGTACCACTCCAGTAGAACTCCTTGATGATGTCTTCGGCGTTGTCCTTGGTGATAGACTCTGCGCCCTCTACGAGGTTGCCGAGAGTTGTCGAGATTAGCACCTTCTGCAGCTCGTTGGTTCCGGCAGCATCCTTGTCGAGGACGGTCTTGAAACCGTCGAACCACTTCGCAGTCTTGGAGAAGTCTGCGGGATCGTGCTTAGCGGTGAAGGCGTTCATGAACATATTCTCGCCAAGTTTCTTGGCAAGGTATGCGCAGATCTGAACGACGATAGGCACGTTCTTCAGGCCGTCGCCCTTAGTAACGTTAGAGCCCCAAATGCTCTGGTAGATGGCGTTGGGGTCGATACCTGCCACCACGTTGCCGAAGAAAGTCTGGAAGACACGCGGTGTAATATCTACAGCTGCGTCCTCATACTTTGTCTTCTGGTAGTTAGAGAGTTCGAGATTGCCCGACATCTCGCCAACAGTCTCGCGGTAGCGGATGCCGGTGCGTACAGAGCAATGTTCTGCAAGTGCGCCGAGAGCGAGAAGTGGCATCATGAGGAAGTCTGAACGGTAGGTCTGAAAAGTCTTAGAGAGCTCTTCAGCACCAAATGTAATATTGCCTACTTTAACAGAAGCCATAGTTATACATCTTTAATAAGGTTAAACACTTCCTGCGCGGTGAAGCTCTCCTCGCTGTTGGCAGGATTATCATCAGTAGTGGTGCCAGCAGAGCCCTTGAGAGCTGCGATCTGAGCATCCTTATCTTTGGACTCGTTCTGAGCCTTGGCGAGCTGGTCCTTGAGTTCCTTGACAGCCTTGCCGGCTTCAGACACCGCCTTTGCGTTAGTCTTGTCTTTCTCCTCAAGTTCCTGAAGACGATCGTCGATGCTCTTCATCTGCTCCTGGGTGAGGGTGATGTTGCCATCCTCGTTAGTTGCGAAACCGTCAGTGGCATTGAGCAATGCCATGACGCAAGCAAAGATTTTAATCATTTTGTTTGAAGTTTTTGATGCGTGTTGGTTACGGAAGAGGTTCTTGAGCCCTTCGCACGTCTTCTCGATGAAGCTCGGAGTTGGATTGCCGCTACCGTCAACCACTGACGCGACACGAGCTGCTGCGTCTTCCGAGGCAAGTGATTGAGGTAGTGGCGGTATGCCTGCATCCTTAAATTGAGATATGTTGTAAGAGTTTGTAAATTGTCCGGTAAACTCGTTGGTTGCCTTCTCAGCCTCCTTGTCTTCGCGTATGGAATCGACAAGTCCGAAGTCGAGAGCCTGCTGCGCGGTGAGCCAGTTGCCCTTCTTCATCTGGGCGAGACACTCATCGACAGACTTTCCGGTCTTGTCGGCGTACATAGAGGCGAGCACGTCGTCGAAGTTCTTGAGCGAGTCGCGCTGCGCCTGAAGCTTGCGCACGAAAGCATCAATCTGCTCCTTGTTGCTCTGCTCGTACTTGTAGATGAGAGTGGACACGTTGTGGATAAGGAAGAAGCTGCCCTTGACGATGTCGATAGTCTTGCAGCCAAGCATGGCGATAGTGCTGATAGATGCGTTCATGCCGAAGGCGTGAGCGTGTACGTTGCCGTGGTCACGGAAAGCCTGGTTAATCTCCAAGCCATCTTTAACGAAGCCGCCGAGTGAGCAGAAGCCGACATGCACTTCTTTACCACTATTCTTATTGAGCACATAACGGACATAGTCGGCAGAACAACCGTTCCACCAACTGCCAATAGTGCCTGATATGACGAGATGATATTTCATATATGATAAGTATTTACGACAAAGGTAGCTTGAGAAGCCTGTGGTACAAAATACTGCTATACCTTAATATATGGGGGTATCTCGTGAGATTTGTGTGTTACAACGACCTCGTTGAGCTGGTTATCTTTGACAGCATCGGGGCAGTTCTCGGTGATTTCTACAGACGGGTAAGGTCGCTCAGAGGAGCCAACAAGAAATTGACGATCGTCGATGAGTGTCACCTTGAACACCAAATGACGGCGCTTGATATTCAAATCGTCAGGTGTAAGGAACTTCAAAGTGGTGGTGACAACCTTATTCTTATCCTCAGTCTTGGTTGACGAGACCATCGACGGGTGGTCTTTGACACAAATTGAGCGCCACAAGATGTTGGATGGGATGCGGATGGTGCGGTTGGCGATGAGGACCGAGCCTTCGAGTTGGGTGCTGTAAGCATAAGCAACAGACTTAACGAGCTTTATCGACTTCATATAGAGCTATATTTATATGTTGAACATAAGTGACGAACGGGCGCGAACAAAAATGGGCATCTTATCCGTGTGATTTATAGAATATTTAACAGTTTTTATTGTCGCGCACTCGAGATCTGCGTCTGAGGTCGATACCATGCTTAAGGTAGGAGTTGCGCATACGTTGGAAACGCATCTTTAGCGTGTAGTCGTACTCGACATCTATGCCGTTAGCCTCGCACCACGCTCTAACAGCAGAGAGTAGTGTGCACTGGCACAGCTCGATGTCGGCGAGATCGCGCCAAAGCTGGAGCCTGAATGTGTCCTCGATGCACTCGGCAACAGCCTTGCGGGCATTGCCAGAAAGGTAGTTGTAGGTGACGACCGGCTTCTGCTTTGAGTCGGGGATGCAGATAGCAACATCATCATCGCCACGTGTCAGCGGTAACGAACCAGGCTGGCGTGTGAGAAAATGACGGATGCAAGCATTCTCGGCGCTTTGAGCTGGAAACACTACAGGGTCGCCGAAGTGATGGCGCAGCCATTGAGCTATGAACGGCTTGAAGGAGATGTAGACGAGATATTTTGACACAGATACTTGGTTTAAGATGAAATTTTGTTTACCTTACAAAAGTAGGAAAAATTTACCAATAAACCTACTTTGTAGAGATAAAAGTCTTAATAATTCTGTCTTCTGTGCGCTCCTTCTTCTACCTTGCGTATGGCTGAGTATAAAGTTGCAAGAAAATTTTGTGAAGTTGTGATTTGTATGATAATGATGGCTAAGTGAATGGCTATCAGTGTTTTGACTTTAAACAAAGTTTGTGTTGCGTTTTGTGATTGCACATTGAAGAATGTGACACCAATATAAGGCTCGAATGGTGTTGCAAACTTATTTTTTTTTGTGATGAAGTTGTGAAGGCTTTTGTGATAGTTTGTGAACAAGCCGTAACCCCTTAATTTACTTATCTTTTTGATTTTTTGGAACATCACATTACAAAATCACAAAGTTTTTGTACAGAATAACAAAGAGGTGTCGGGGAGCAAAAGGCCGCCATGAGAGTCGAGCCTACAAAAACCTGTGGAAGAATGGAACAGTCTGTTAATGATGCAAGCGAGTTTGCGATAAAAATAAAGGCGGGCTGCATAGGTCTTTAAAACCTGCAGCCCGCCTACCCATTGAAGATTAAAGCGAAATGATAAAGTAATATTAGAAAGGTTTCTCGTCTTCTGTTGAGAAACAAAGGTCTTGTTCGGTTGCGTCCGTTTTGGTGTCTAATGGGATAGAGCGTATATAAATCATGTCCTTGGTTTTGCGCTTGTCTGGTGCCACCATCACTGATCGCTGTATTCGACCGCCCGTATTGCAGAGGTCAGGCGGATTCATGCAGTCAATCCAAGGACATAGTATGCAAAACGACTTGAGCTTCTTGGTGAATGCCTGCATTGTTATTCGGTTTACGTTGGCAAAGCGCTGATACTCGTTGAAGACATCGTCACGTGGCAGGAATTCGTCAAGATGTTCGCCGTCGGGTGAGAAGTAGCCTTCAGCCCAGTCCTCGAAATTGGCGCCCATGGAAGCCTTAAGATGACGCTTCACCATGTTGGCCATAGGTGGCTGCAGCTTTAAGCCAGAGTCTTTAAGTGAGAGGTAAAACCTACAACACTGAAGCCAAAAGTTAATGTCGGCGTTCCACTCGTCCTCACTATACTCGTAGTCATACAGAGTCTTGCCGAAGTCAGCACGAATATCTCGTGTCTCTCGATAATCATTATCCTCGGTTTTCTGATGGTACCAGTCGGAGAATACCATATACAGAGAGCGAGCTTCAGTAGACGGGTCGAAGTTCTGCGGTACATAGTTCGTGGTAAAAGCAAGCTTAGGCGCATCCTCGAAATTTACAGTGAATATTTTGTTATTCTTCGGATTGACCGTCATATCACTCGTAATGTTATCGTAGAACGGGCCAAGATTGAGATATCGGTCGCAATCGTCAATCAGCAGGATACCTGTAAACTGGCTGACCATCTCAAAAACGTGAGGATTGTCCATAAGCTTCGGATTGCGTCCGGACAACTTAACCGTATTAACCAAGAACGAGAGCGTTTTGAAGAAGAAAGATTTGCCGGAGCGTCCGTTACATTCATCTTCTTCGCCTATCTTGTTGTCCATGGCCATCGGTGCCCAACAGCGCGCATAATCTTTGTATCGATGTAGCATGTAGCCAAATGTGAATATCTTATTGATGAGATTCTGTTTTTGTTCTGCTATCTCGTAAGGTTGCAGCCCCTCGCCATCAATGCAGAACGGATGAGCCTTGATGTATGCCGCTGAAGCCTCGCGGTCATCGCCGAAGGGTAGCTCCGTTTCCTCGCGCCAGTATAGTCGTGAGGTATTGATAAGATAGCCAAAGAAGTTGCTCTTCACGTTAAGGATATCTATATCCAACAACGTTTGACCATTGTCACCCTCTTTACGCGTAATGCGGAACATATCGGGCAAAGCCTTGTATCTATGAGGAATGACGCTCTCTTCCCAAACGAAGTTGTGTAAGCTATCTGCACCTGGATCATACTCCTTCAACCCATCTGGACAAGATACAGTAGGCACGCACACCTCGATAGTCTTGTTAGCAAAGAAGAAGAACTGCGAGTCTGGAGTGTAATTGGTGAAGTCCAGGTCAATCTCTTGCAACGACTCAAGAGCTGCAGGAGATAGCTTAGTAGTATTGAGCACCAGATTGAGGATGTTACGGTCCTCGAATCTATCAACAACCCATCGCCGGATGAACTCACGTATCTCTTTGACATTGACGCGCATCACAGTGTTACCCTCTACGCGTATAAACTGCGTCACCGCAGAGTTGTCATCATGGAGAGCATAGAAGCCGTTAAGTTGTAGAAAATTATAAAGGCAGGCTGTATCCACCTCCGTTTTCATCTTGCCTTCTTTGGTGTAGTATTGCACCCAGAACTTTGCCGGCATGGCCACTCTTAGCAGATTACGGAAATCCTTACGCTCACTGTGTATCTCGAGCCAGTCGCGCAGATCCTTGCGAGGTTTGCCTCGGTTGTCCTTGTATGTTTGTAGTTTCTCTGGGAGCCATACGGTATGTATGTCGATAAAGCGCAGTGCAAGCTCCCTGCCTTTGCGACGACCCGTCTCGTCGATATCGGGTATATTGTAGAGTATCTCGACGTACTTCATTATCTCCTTATACTCGTCGACTGAGAGCTGATAGGTCTCGGAATTGAACCACAGAGGAAAGTAGCCCATGGACTTGCAGCAAAGCGAGTCGCGTTCACCAGAGCAGATTACCGCTTCGGGCAACTTCTGCTCTTTGTACGGTTTGCCGTCCTCGTGTGCTGCGTTCCACTCTTTCTCTTCCTTGGCATTGAAGTCACGGTATGCCTTCTTGAGCTCCGCAAGCCCGTTAATATAGAAGCGCGGCTTTGCACCTGCAGGCGTATACGAGAAACGGAAGCCTTTATCGCAGTTATAAGGCTCATAAACCTTATAGAATTTCTCTTCCGGCTGGTCGCCCACAGCCTCTTTGATAACACACTCGCGCATGAAGATAGGATAGTGCTCGGTAGAATACTTGACAGTAACCTTGCGGTCCTTAACGTTGGTAATCCATTTGACGGAGTGCCAGTGCAATGCATCAATGTCAGCTTGGGTAACCTTCGGGCCAAGAACCTTAAGTTCTGCGTCTGTAAATTTCTCGTTGAGTTCGAAGGAGCGTGTACCGTCTTTTTCGTCGGCACGAGCCTCCCGCTGGCGAATCTCCGGACGGTTCACCGAACGGTCGAGTTCATCGCGTATGTCGAACTGTGCCGCCAGCTTCAGTATCGCCTCATTGAAGCGTGAGCGGTCGTAGCCATTCTCGCGCATAAAGATGTCTATTGCATTTTCGCCACGACCTTCGCCGCCAAAGTCCGTGACCTGCCAAATCGCGCCATACCTTTTCGAGTTGAATTGTCGTAAAGAGGCCGACGGTGTACGCTCGTTGCGTATAGAGAAGTGCTTGTTCTTCTGGTGTACGCAGTCACGCGCCTGCGGATATGTGGACAATATAATGTCCAAACCTCCGTTTGTTGCGTTTAATATTTGTTCTACTGTAATCATTTCGCTTGGGTTTATTCTCTGTGCAAAGATAGTGGCAACGCTTGATTGCCACAAAACACGATATCATACTTTATTATTGTTTTCAGAGAATCTTTATATCGATGCTCAGCGAAGGGATAAACGCACTGAAAAATGGGCATCTCTAAGTTCGAGTGTACCTTCATCGTCAAGAACTACAGTGGGCTGCATTCGTGCTCGATAGACTGGGCGATAAGCGTAACCGTCTATCCACCATATATAGTCCTTGAAGTCGAGAGGCTTTTCCTCGAAAGCCTCACACTTGCCATTCACACCAAGAAGGCAGCCATCTTTGTATTGTACGACACGAAAGTCCTTAGATAGCAGCCCCATCTCCTTCAGATTATCGATATGCTTTATGTATTGTTCTATTGTTATCATATTCGCATTTCTCTATATTAATGTATTCAACATATTTGTTTCTAATTAGGCAAAAGCACCCGTTAATGCAGTTGCGCTTATGCTTGCACGTGTCGCAGATCAGAACCACTTAGTAGTTGTTAAGACGTAAGACTCTAATTATATCGCGACAATGACTAACGCCACATTTGACCTTGATGCGCATGAGCTGCACTTTGACAGTATGTGCATTTTTGCCGAGCCGTTCGGCGATCTGCGTAAAAGTAAGCCCCTCGAGGTAGAGGTCGGCAATCTCACGTTCGCATTTGGAGAGGTTGACCATGGTCTTAGGGCGACATATTACTCGCTCGTATTCACAGATGCCACGTAGCGGGCATCTAACCTCCTCGAAGTGCAAGATATCGTGCTCGATGTCTTGAGTCAGCAGGTCGTGTTCACCGAAGTTGCATCTCACGAAACGCTCAACTATCTTGAAGGTGTTGCGTCGATATAGCTTGGCAAGTGCTGCATAGCTCTCTGGAAACCTCGCCTTGATGACAGTGTGCAGTTCATCAACAATGTCGGTGTTGAACTTAGTGAGCCGTCTTGACTCTTCGCCAGACTTCTTATAGTACACGAAGCCGTCAGGCGTAACGAAAAACTCCAAAGATTTTAATATCGCCATAAGTCCTCCTTTTTTATAGCCTCCGTGCAAGCCATGCGCTCGAGAGTGTTAAGTTGGTAAGCTGCGACTCCAGATAGCTTACGCCGGATGGTGTTATAGTTTAAATCGTATGTAACCATCAGGTGTCTAAGGTATCTGCCTTTTTCTTTTTTTGAAAGGTTAGCAAAATAACCCTCCAGGTACAATGAATCGAAAATCTGTTCCATTTGCTTGTTTATATCGTTTTAAGTGTCTAACTTTGCTGCAAAGATATAAACAAAAATGGACTAATACCTACTTTGTTGAGATTTTAATCCTTAACAAAGTAGGACTTAACCTTTATTAAGTATGAGGTACGAAAATAATACGGTAAAAAGCGAAAGAGTGAGAGAACTGCTTGAGCGAGCAGGTATTAGTATTGGTGAGTTTAGTAAGAGTCTTTGGGGAGCCAAGACGCACAATACTATAACATACTTTGATGCTCGACCAGATGTCAAAGTCTCAACATTGGTGAGAATGGCTGAAGTCTTGGGATGTTCAATAGAGGACATCTTAATAAAGTCGGACGGTACGTCGGACGTACCTACTATAAACGGGCACTATAATGTGGTTAATAGTAGCTATGTAAATACCGATGTGACGTCGTTAAAGGCTGAGGTAAAAGCTCTGAAAATGCTCATAGAGGAGAAGAACCAGCGCATAGAAGATTTAAAAAATGTCAATGCTGAACTTGGTGCGAGGCTTGACATGGTCCTGCAATATGGACAGAATAGAGACCATTAATAATGCAATAATGTATAACCAAAGCTATTGCCTCAAGAGGGTAGAATATATCAGCAATAGCAGCTCAATCCTGCCTCCGCAACTAATAACGACATAGCAAGTTGTAAAACAACGGGTTATGTCGTTTTTTTGTTTTAGACTGCGACAAATCTGCGCCAAAGATAATAAAAAAAGGAACATTAGTTCTTAAAATCTTTCCACTCAATACGAGAAGAAAGAAAGGCTGTGTAAGTTATTCTGTTCGTAGGTTATGAGTTTTATATATTTTTTTGTAACTTTGCCTAAAATTATTCCTAAGCAATAAATTTAATACTTTTAAATGGCACGAAGAATTTGGAAGTGACGTATATATCGTAAAAACGATATAACCTTACAAACATTACCGATATTAACTAATCAAATATATAAAGTACTATTCGCAAAAACATTACTATAAACATGGAAGCTTTTAAAATTACCTATATACCAGCATTGGTTGCTTTGTTCACAAGCATCTGTGCTATTTTGTCTTTCTTCTTTTTCAGTTACTTAGGCGTTAAAAGCAAGAGGGCGAGACGTGCAGAAGAAGTTTCGGCTTTTGATAAAATAGTCGGAAACCTATCTTCATCTGATAACACTGTAAGATTAGCCTCTGCTATTATGATAAGAAGATTCTTTAATGGAAAGGTACAGAAATTCAATCTGTTCCTATTTCAAGAAAGCGCTAATGTGATTTCTTCAATGTTGAAAGTTCTTCCGACAGGAATATTCCAAAAGACTATGGCAGATGGTTTGGCTTATGCTGTGGACTTATCCAATATGGATTTACAAAAGACAAATCTGCAGGATGTATATCTGGGTAGAAAGGATGATAAGAATATTAAAGTTGATTCGACGGATTTTTATTTAGCAGACTTGTCCTATGCACTTTTGGAAAATCTATCAGGAAAAGCCATATTCTACAGATCCATTTTATTTTGTACGCAAATCAAGAATTCTGATTTGTCAAACAGTTGTTTTAGAGAAGCGGATTTGACAAGGGTAAAGTTTAAAAATGTATTTTTGAAGAATGCCGACTTTACCGGCGCATTGCACGTACCCGATAAAATAAAAGAAAAGCTTGTTGACGGTAAGTACCTGGATGATGACCGAGTGACAGCCGGACATAAATTAGAATCAAGCAAGAGCATATTCTTCTCTATGCCAAGCATAATGGAAAAAGGAGAAGAACTTCTTACAAAAGACTTCAAGTCATTTTTGGAGGCCCAAGGCTATAATGTCCATTATTATATAAAAGACGACTACCCTTGTTATGGCCAACTGAATAGAATACGTGAAAAAATAAAGAATTCAGTTGGTATGGTTGCCTTTGGCTTTAAACAAATAAGTATTAAAGAGGCTACATTCCGCCCAAATACGAAGGACGAACAAATTTGGCAAAACAAGTGGATGTCAACACCTTGGAATGATATAGAAGTAGGAATGGCATTAATGGAAGGTATGCCAGTACTGATCATAAAGAATCCAATGGTGGATATGGGAGTTTTTGATGATAAACTGAGTGAATGTTTTATTGCTAGCATATCAACAACAGATGACAATAGAAAACTATCCTTTAACAAAGAAGTTCAAAGATGGCTATCTAAATTATCTGTTTAAATAATTACAGTCCACTAAAAGCCTAAAGCGTTCTTTGGAACGACATCACGAACACTTGAAATATTCTGACATAATTATATTAATAAAGATTAAAGATAACAAATGATTTTATCTGAAAAACCAATAAAATATGAATCTAAAAACAATAG